CGGCATCATGACCATCACCATCGACGACGGCGCACCCGTCACGATCAACACCGGCGGCGCGTCATCGCACGGCGTCGCGTGGTCCTCGCCGGCGCTGGCGCGCGGCGTGCACACCGTCACCGTCGCCCGCGACGCCGCGAGCCCCGCCGGCACCTATGTTGCCGTCCAGGGCCTGCTCGCCTACGACGGCGATGAGACGGCGGGGCTGCGGTTCATCGACGGCTCCTACGCCGGCGCGTCGTCCAACTTCCTGACCGCGTCCCGACTCGGCTTCCTGCCCCCGGCGCTGGTCGCCTCGGGCGTCACGCTGGCCGCTGCGGTCCTGGGCTTCGGCACGAACGACGCCGCCGTCTTCAACACGACGCCGGACGTCTTCCGGGCCAACCTGCAGCGCTACATCAACACGCTGCGCGCCGCCCCCGTGAACTTCGCCGGCGACGTGGTGCTGCTGAACAAGGCGAAGCCGTCGGGCACCACCGAGGCCAAGCAGCGCATCTACGAGGACGTCATGGCCGCCATGGCCGCCGACGATGCGCGCGTGCACTACCTGGACCTGCGCAAGCACATGCCGGACGTGCCGCTCCCGCACACCGCCCCGGCGGGCCTGGGCCTGTTCGCCGACAACACCCACGAGAACAGCGCGGGGCACCAGTGGATCGCGGACGTGCTCGCGTACCACCTCGCGCCCAGCCTCTGACCCACCCGAGGAGGTGAGCACGATGGCCGGACGCGGACCGCAGCCGAAGGACCCCGCCCGGCGAGCTCGCTCCAACCGCGACCCCATCGGCACCACGGTCATCGAGTTCGTCCACGCCGAGGCGCCGGCCCTGCCGGTGGGCGTCGAGTGGTGCGATGCCACGAAGCGCTGGTGGAAGCACTGGACGGACTCCCCGCAGGCCGACGGCTTCACCGCCCTGGACTGGGACTTCCTGCTCGACACGGCGATGATGCACAACGCCATGTGGACCACGGGCAACACCCAGAACGCCGCCGAGATCCGGCTGCGCGTGGCCAAGTTCGGCGCCACCCCCGAGGACCGCGCGCGGCTGCGCATGGTGTTCGCGGACGCCGACGACAAGGACGAGAAGCGCGCCGCGAAGCGCTCCGGCGGCGCGGCCGCCCGCGAGCGCTACCAAGGACTGCGGGCCGTCCCGCCGGCCACCGGCACCGAGGAGTAGGCGTGCCCTGGCTCCCCAGCGAGCCCGGCGAGGTGCCCACGCTCGGCTGGCTGCTGCTCGACTGGATCGCCGAGAACATGGCGCGTCCCGAGCTCGACCACTACGAGCCCTTCGTGCCGACCCGCGAGCAGGCCGAGTTCCTGCTGCGCTTCTACGAGATCAACCCGGCCACCGGCGGCCGCAAGGTCCGACGCGGCGTCATCAGCCGGCCTCGCGGATGGGGCAAGTCGCCGTTCACCGCGCTGATCGCGGCGTGCGAGGCGCTCGCGCCGGTCGTGCCGGCGGGCTGGGACGCAGCCGGTCAGCCGGTCGGGGCCCCATGGTCGAACTACCGCCGCTCGCTGGTGGAGATCGCCGCCGTCTCCGAGGACCAGGTCAACACCAACACCTGGGCCCCGCTGGTGGACATGCTCGCCAACGGGCCGGTCATCGACAACTACCCCGGCCTGGAGCCCCTGGCCGGCTTCATCAACCTGCCCTACGGCCGCATCCAGAAGCGCACCGCTGAGGCGCGCTCGGCCAAGGGCGCCCCGGTCAACGCCGTCATCTGCGACCAGACCGAGGGCTGGACGAAGTCCAACGGCGGCATCGACCTCTTCAACGTGCTCCGCAACAACACCGTCAAGCGCGGCGGCGTCGTGCTGGAGTCGCCGAACGCCTACACCCCGGGCGAGGGCTCGGTGGCGGAGAACAGCGCCAAGGCGTACCTGGCCATGCAGGACGGCCGGGCGCAGAACACCGACGGGCTGCTGTACGACCACCGCGAGGCGCCGGCCGCGACCGACATGGGCGACGCCGACAGCCTGATGGCCGGCCTGCAGATCGCGTACGGCGACGCCGCCGACGTCGCGCAGTGCGCGATCCACGAGCCCCCGTGCGAGTCGCCCGGGTGGGTGGACCTGCAGCACATCGCCTCGTCGATCTGGGACGTCGACGCGGACGTGCAGGTGTCCCGCTCGGATTTCCTGAACCAGATCACCCACGCCACCGACTCCTGGCTCGCCGAGCCCGAGGTGCGCGCCGTCGTCGACGCCACCAAGGTCGTGGCCGACCGCGAGACCATCACGCTCGGCTTCGACGGCTCCCGCGAGCGCAACAAGGGTGTCACCGACGCCACCGCGCTGATCGGCTGCCGGGTGTCCGACGGGCACCTGTTCCAGCTCGCCGTGTGGGAGCAGCCCGCGAACCAGCCGCGCGGCGTGCCGTGGCGGGTGCCGACCCTGGAGGTCGACACCGAGGTGCGCAACGCCTTCGCCCGCTACAACGTGGTCGGCTTCTACGCCGACCCCGCGAAGTGGGAGTCGTGGATCGCCGCGTGGGAAGCCGCCTTCTCCGACCGGCTGAAGGTGAAGGCGTCCCGCGACCACCCGATGGAGTGGTGGATGACGGGAGCTCGCGCGACGCAGACCGTGCGCGCGCTGGCCCAGTTCCACACCGCCGTCATCGAGCGCGAGATGACCCTGGACGGGTCCTCCGCCCTGGTGCGTCACCTGCTCAACGCCCGCCGGCGCACCAGCCGCTCGGGCATCCAGATCGCCAAGGAGCACCCCGACTCCGACCGCAAGATCGACGCGGCCGTCGCCGGCGTGCTGGCTTGGCTGGCCCGGCTCGATGCCGTCGCCGCCGGGGTAGGCACCGAGCAGCCTCGTTCCACACTCGTCCGACGACTGCGATAGGGGGCCACGCGTGGCGATCGACACGACCGTCCCCAACAGCCCGGGCTGGTGGCTGGAGCGGCTCGCCGGCCGACTCCTGAACCCGACCCGACAGGCCCGGCTGAACCTGCTGGACCAGATCTACCGGGGCGACATGCCGCTGCCCGAGGGCGCCGAGCAGCATCGCTCCACCTACCAGGCGTTCCAGAAGTACGCCCGCTCGAACTTCGCCGAGACCATCACCGAGGCGCTGCGCCCCCGCGTGGTGCCGACCGGTGTGCGCACGGGCGTCGCGGGCGGGGAGTCCGGCGACGCCGAGGCGTGGAAGGCGTGGAAGGGCTCGGGGCTGCACGTCGAGTTCGCCGAGATCCTGCGCACCACCTGCGTGATGGGCAACGCCTACGCGATCGTCGGCCCGAAGGACGACGAGACCGGCTACCCCGTCGTGACCGCCGAGGACCCCCGCCAGGTGATCAGCGAGCACGACCCGCGCCACCAGCGCAAGATCCTCGCCGCGCTGAAGTACATGACCGACGACATCACCGAGCGCGAGCTGCTCTACCTGTACATGCCCGGCGTGGTGTACGTCGCCAGCCGCCCGGTGGGCTCGCCTCCGATGGTCGCCTCGCCCACCGTCAAGGGGCAGAAGCAGACCGGCCTGACGCTTGGCACCGAGTGGGAATGGGACTTCGACCTGTCCGGCGACCTGCCCGACAAGCTGATGCCCGTGGTCCGCTTCCGATACGGGCGCGGCGTCGGCTGCTTCGAGCCACACATCGACCTGCTCATGCGGATCAACCACATGATCCTGCAGCGCATGGTCATCGCCACCATGCAGGCTTTCCGCCAGCGCGCGGTGAAGAACCTGCCCGAGACGGTCGACGGGCAGCCGCCCACCGAGACGGTCGAGGACGGCGTGGTCGTCAAGACCAACGTCATCGACTACACCGACGTCTTCTCCGCCGACCCGGGCGCGCTGTGGCAGGTGCCCGAGGGCGTCGAGTTCTGGGAGTCCGGCCAGGTCGACCTGACGCCGATCCTGGCGTCGGTGAAGGACGACGTGCAGCACCTCGCGGCCGTCTCCCGCCGGCCCATGTACATGTTCCAGCCGTCCGGGGACATCCAGTCCGCCGTCGGCGCGGACCTGTCCCGCGAGGCCCTGGTGCACGACGCCGAAGACCTGATCGTGCGCATGAACGACGCGTGCTCGCAGGTCTTCGCGCTGATGTTCCGGTGGATGGGCGACGACGACCGCGCGAAGGTCGCCGAGATCGACCTGATGTGGCAGTCGCCGGAGCGCCAGTCGCTCTCCGAGCGGGCCGCCGCCGCCGCCCAGGCCGGCAAGGACTTCCCGTGGCGCTCGCGCATGATGAAGTTCTGGGGCCTGTCGCCGACCGAGGTGGACCGGATGGAGCAGGAGCGCAACACCGACCTGCTCTACACCATGACCACCGCCCCGCCGCCCCCGCCGGGCGCCGAGCCGGTGACCGAGCCGGCCGCACCCGGTGACCTCGGTGCCTGACGTCACACCGGCGCAGGCCACCGCCGTGGCCGCCCTGCTCGCCCGGCACGACGCCGGGCGCACGCAGCTGCGCTCCAGCCTCACCATGGTCATCCGGCGGCTGTGGCAGCAGTTCCTGCTGACGGGCGGCCGCTCGGCCACCGGCGAGCTCTCGGCGCGCGACATGCAGGTGCTCACCGGGCGCCTGCGGGCCCAGCCGGGCGTGGACGCGTTCTACGACGAGACGGCCGTGCAGGCCCTCGCCCGGCAGATGGCGCAGCAGTCGCGCGCCGGCCAGCTGCAGACCGCCGCACTGGCCAGCCAGTTCCAGCGCCAGGTGCTCGCCGTCTTCGAGGTCCAGACGCCGGCGGTGCCCACGATCGGCGAGGTGCGCCGCGACGTCGACCCGTTCGAGGTCTACCAGCGACCCGCCCGGACCGTGCGGTACGTGCGCTCCGACGCGCACGCCGCCGGGCGCCTGGACGAGGTCGACGACGAGTACGCTCTGGCCCAGGGACTGCTGCGCCTGGAGCGCCTCGTCGAGGACGACCTGATGCTGGCGTCCCGCGACGGCGCGCAGGCCGTCCTGGCGGCCACCGAGGTCGTCACCGGCTGGCGCCGCGTCGTGCGCCCCGAGCTCTCCCGGGGCGGCGTCTGCGGGCTCTGCATCGTGGCGTCGGACCGGATCTACAGCCGCGAAAACCTGATGCCGCTGCACGCGCGCTGCCGGTGCGACGTGCTCCCCGTGCTCGGCGGCCTGGACCCCGGTGGCGACCTGAACGCCTCCGACCTCGGCGACTTCTACGTCGCCGCCGGCTCGACCGCCGCGAAGGCCCTGAAGGCCACGCGCGTCCGGTACGACGAGCACGGCGAGATGGGCCCCGTGCTCACCCGTGCCGAGGACGCCCGGCTCACCGAGCGCCAGGCGCTCGCGCGCCGCCGCGACTAGGGCGCTACGCCAAGCGAACGCCCAGCTACGCCCAGGTTTGGCGTAGCCCCGACTTCCGCTGCGCCGCAGCGGATCGCCCGACACGGGCTGACCGTTCCCGACACGGGAGAAGCACCACGATGAGCGAGACCACCACCGCCCCGGCGGCCACCGACCAGGCCACCGCCACCGCCGCCGCGACCGACACGGACGCGACGACCGCCGTCCCGACGCCCGAGGAGGCCGCTGCTGCGGTCGCCGCCGCGCAGAAGGAGACCGAGAAGTGGCAGGCCCTCGCGCGCAAGCACGAGGACCGGGCCAAGGCCAACGCCGACGCCGCCAAGGAGCTCGACAAGGTCAAGCAGGCCCAGATGACCGAGCAGGAGCGG